ATACTTCAAAAAGAGTATAATGGAAAAACTTTATAAACTCTTGAGTGATGCTCAGTCATCACTTTTTGTTTTGTTCCATAAAACTTGGGCATTTCATTGGAATGTTGTTGGTGAAGATTTCACTCAACTCCATCAACTTTTTGGTGGACAGTATGAAACTATGTTTGAAGAGATTGACCGTCTCTCTGAACATATGCGTTATTTGAATGTAAAACCTCTGAGTTCTCTTTCTAGAATGCTTGAGGTGACTCAAATTAAAGAGGCTGCAAGTTCAACGGGAGCAAAAGAAATGCTTCAAGAACTTCTTGATAATAACACCAAGTTTTGTGAATTAATGCAAGGGATTTCAGAAGAAGCAGAAGAGCAAAAGCAATATGCAACTGCTAATCTAGTTCAAGACTTAATGGAATCTCACGGTAAATTTGTTTGGCAGTTAAGATCGCACCTACAATGAATAGGATGAAGAACAATGATTTCAATAAGATGCAAAGATTGCAATAAAGAATTAACAGGACACCCAACAAAAACCATTACTTGTGGTTGTCCTAATATGGCGACAATTCGTGGTGATAAAATTTCAGCAGTTGACTTATCGCGTATTGTTATGTTAAACTCTATTCAGAAAGAACAAAAATCAAATGTTCTGACTTCACAAGATCTTGCTTTTCAGGAAGCAAGACGCCAACGTAAAGTTCGTCGTTTAGATTTTGAGATTCGTTGATATTCTTGGAGAGAGTCCGGTTGGTCGAGGACACCGCTTTGAAAGCGGCTGGGTTTAAAAGCTTCGCAGGTTCGATTCCTGTTCTCTCCGCTTTCTTTATATTTGTTTAATCACTTTCTTGATATCAACACATAATAAACAAAGTTGCAACATTTGGTAATATAACTAATAATATCCAATCAAATCCTTCTTATGGATCAACACACCTATGAAAACTGGGTGAAGATCAAGGCAACTTTTGAGTCTTCTGGTAATATTGATAATATGTTTTACAAAAGAGCAGTTGAAATTGTAAAAACAAAAAAAGATTCACTTGCAGAGTTTCTTGGAGACAAGAAATGATGCACGAACAAGAAGAATTAGTTACCCGTTCAGAAGTTCAGGAGATGATCGATGCAGCAATACGACAACACAACCGTAATGCTAGCATCATTAGTATGTGCGTCGGTTGGGTGGTTCTTGCTTTATTTGCTGAGGGACTTTTGAGGTTGATAGGCGTTATTCCACCAGTACTGCCATGGCTCAACATTACTCTGAAATAATCGGCATAGTCCTATTACTGGTGTTTGCCGCCACGATGTTTTATCAGGGCACTTGTATTCTAAGAAATCAACGTGGATATTCTCTGCGTGATTATATGAAACAAGACAGCACTAATATGCGTAAAAGAGTAGAAGAACTTTTAAAGGACAAATGATAGTTTTAACAGAAAAAGATTTGCAAGAACTTCAAGAGAGAGTTTTACAACAAAAGTTAGACGAACTATTTGAAGAACCATCAACTTACGAGGACGAGAAAGATGTTTAAAACACTTTTCTTTTCAGTACTTCTTTACGGATCAATTATGGGATTCTGGATCTGGTGGGGTCTCACACACGCATACCCACAATAGGAGATTATATGGAACGCTTTAAAGATTTCTCAGATTATGAACTCAAATTACTAGCAGATGCAGTATGGATGAGACAGAGATGTTTCATCGCAGGTGATAGAAGGTTCAAAGAATATGGTGTGCTCTTAGATGAGATTCGTCAAAGAATTAATTATATCCCAGGAGTATTTGCATGATGTTATTAGCAAAAGCACTTTTATTTGTTTCAGTTCCGTTTGTTCTATCAACACTTTACTTCGGCACAAGAGGGGGATACTATGACTCCAAAGACTATAAGGGAAATGGAACCGCACACTAAACAGCGGTATTACTTTTCTTCTTCTGCATTTGTAAGAATGTGGGGACACAGTTCATTACATGACTATCGTATTGTAGATTTTTGTGTTGAGTGGGCACATAGAGAAGAGAATGCTCCATTGGACAATACAGTTGATCAATACTTTTACTACGAGTTCAAGACTTGGAGGGGATACTAATGTTTCACCTAATAGAAGTTTTAGCAGCAAGTCCAGTATGGTTGGGACTTTGTGGAGCAGGCTTGACGGTTGCTCCGATTATGGGTATAATGCTTATACACCAAACTAAATAACGGTGTTGACGGGGTGTAAGTCAGCGGTAGACGGCTTGCTTTGGGAGCAAGAAGACAGAGGTTCGATCCCTCTCACCCCGACTCATAAAACTTTACTTTATGAAAATGTATCCAGAACTTTCATATCTCCAAAAATTTACAGTCGAAGAGTTTCAAAAAGATTTTGATACTCTGATAGAAAGAGTTGAAAATGGCGAATCATTTATTATTACTGATGGAGAAAGAAACGCAGTGATAGTTCCATACAATGAAACCATAAAGTTTGCAGTAGAATCTAAAGTGGATGACGACGTGATACGAATACATACTGATCACGAAGAAGGTTGTTGACATAGAGTTCCAGGTCCTCTACAATAGACCTGGTTTTACGGGACTGTCGCCTATGGGTTAAGGCCCACTGCTTATAACGGTGTGAACTGAGTTCAAGTCTCAGCAGTCCTACCTTGCTCCTTTAGCAATCTGGTGAATGCAGCGAACTCATAATTCGCCTGAGGCGTGTTCGATCCACGCAAGGAGCACTTGACAGAACCCCTGTCAAACCTTTATAATACTAAGGTCAACAATCAAAACAATGACTCTCACAGCAAAATTCAAGAAAGACGTTCAAACCCTTCGTGGAGCAGCAAATGGTGACTTCTACCTTGATGTAAAGAATCCGAAACTTTACAAAAAGGTTCGCCGCTACTACGAAAACGAAGGTGTAGTATTCTCTGGTGATCCTCTGGATGATTATGAAATGCTTATGGAATACGTTCTTGCAGATCTTGAATCCGTTGAGGTTGCATGACAACAAGGCTTCCTAAAGTTCTTTTGGAACGAGAAGGATATCGTTTCGTTGAAGTTGGTATTCTTGAAATCAACGGTAAACCTGATTACCGTATGCAAAAACAAAACGAATACACTAAACGCTGGAATGACATTTATCTTTTTGATAATGTTTTACAATGTTCTACTGCAATGGAAGATATTGAATATGCGAAATGGTTAGATCCAGATCGTGTTCCTTGTTATGTAAAGGATGATGAAGAGAATTAATTATGTTTGAACTAGATGATATGGAACTGATGCAACTTCAGTTTTGTATGCAACAAACTAAAAAAATGATGTCAATGGGAGGAGAAATCCGCCGCCATGCTTCTATCACTCAAAAGATTGAAGAAGAAATGGAACGACGCAAACAAGCAACTGGAGCATATACTCCCGAAGCTGTTAGTCGTCAGTTGGAAGAAGAAATTAAACTTCTTTCTAAACATCTTAAATAGTCCCGGGATGACTTAAAAAGCGCACTGGTCGGGAGCAAACCCCTTATGTCTAAATCTGATTGTTTCAGGTACATAGGAAACATTCTCCTTTTATCTGGGTATTTCTTTCTTTTATGGGGAGATCCAAAATCAGGTTTATTAATAAAATGTATTGGGAATGCATTCATTATTCCCTTTGCATTGAAGCATAAGTTTTGGGATATCTTATTTCTATGTGGCTTCTATGCCGCAATTGAAGTACCAAAACTTATACAACTTTTCCTAGTTTCTTAAAACTAGGTGGTGCCCACAAGACCCCTTAAAACTAAATATTCTAAGAGTTTAATACTTATAAAAATGGCAACGACTAAAAAGACCGTAACTTCTACAGATACTTCCTCCACAACTCCTGCCGTAGTAGTACCAGATACTTCTGAACTAGAGGCAAGAGTACAAGTTCTTGAAGAAAGACTTGCTGATTTGATTGGAAGACTAGAGAAAAAAATCAGTTTCTAGTTTCTGAAAAATTCTTGCTGGTGCGGATGGGACTCTCTCCCGCCTGGTTTCTTGCCTCCAGTCAAAGGGTAAGTGGCGAGCCTGATAATACACTTAGGGGGTTGACAACAACCTCCTTTTTTTTGTATGATACATACTATAGAGTTTATTGGTTTTTGATGAATGTAATTGCTGGAAATTGTGCAGGAGTTTTTAGTGGATTTCTTTTGCAACTTGCTTGGATGGAAACAGTTGAAAAATCCGATGGAGATATAAACCTTTTTTTGCATACAAGAAATAAAACTCATTATCCTGGTAGTAGTTACTCAGATTATAGATGGATAGAATCCTCTCAAGTTAATAATTTTCATGAAGTTTTAGAGAAAAACGTTCTTTTAGATTTCTTTAAACCAAATGAATATCTGGGTAGAGAATATCCAAAAGACTTTACTTACTTTGAGGCTTATCCTGCAGATATAAAGTCGCAATTAAAATACTATCCAGAAGATACTCTTAAATATGATGGTAGAGGTAGCAAAAAAGAACAGTATGTTGATCCAGAAAATCTTACTAGAACTAGACTGTCGTTGAATAATCAATGGAAAAAATTTAAACCATTAGATGATTTTTCTGAAAAAATAAAAAACGAAGAAAAATTAATCGAAGGAAAAAAGGTAATGTCTGTTATGCTAAGACAAACAGGACATTATCAAGGAGTTTCTAATGTAGTTGAACCTGCTATCGAATCTGTTAAAAATAAAATTGATGATTACGATGCAGTTCTTTTAACTACAATGATTCAACCTTTTGTTGATGAATTTAAAAAAGTTTTTGGAGACAGATGTATTGTTGCAGATAGACCAAGACTTTCTCAAGATATTGATTGGAAAGGAGGTAGGAATTCTCAACAGGGTGGACAAGAATCTATGACTGATGAGGAATATAACCTTGAATATCAAAATGCATTTTTAGATGTAATTTTATCTAGTAAAACTGAGTATATTGTTGGTAGTAGTAGTAATATGTTTCTTGCTGCTTTACTGATGAACCCAAATATTGTATATGATCTTTTTTATTTTGCGGATGGATATTGATTATGAAAAAGAAATTTAATCTAGTTGGAAATACCTTCACTCATCTCACTGGAGGTAACAAAGGCTATTCTGTTCATGGTAAAGAATCCAAATATATTGAATGGGTTCAAAGCGGTGGGGATGGAACGTTCTATATTGATAATACCATCAATGAAGGAGTTAATGATAAAAGATCTGGACCCAAATATCTTTGGCTTTTAGAATCTAAATTTATCAAACCAGGTCTTGTTGAAAGTATTATTGAAAATCTTGAACTAGTTGAAAATACATTCGATATTATTTTCACTCATGATCAAAGACTTCTTGCTCTTGGTGATAAGTTTAAATGGGTTCCTGCCCAAGGATTCTGGATTAAAGAACCAAAGATCTATGAGAAATCTAAAATGATTTCTATGATTTCTTCAAACAAACGAATGTGTGAAGGTCATCTAAAGAGACTTGAATGGATTGAAAGAATTGGTGATCAGGTTGATCTTTATGGCCGTGGATTCAATGAAATTGAATTGAAAGAAGATGGTCTATGTGACTATATGTTCTCTGTAGCAATTGAGAATGGTCAGTATTCAACTTACTTCACAGAAAAACTTTTAGATTGTTTTGCAACAGGAACTATTCCTGTTTATCTGGGTGCTCCAGATATCGGAGAACATTTTAACATGGATGGTATCATCGTGTTGAGTGATGAGTTTGATGTTTCAGAAGAAATCTATTACGGCAAAATGGATGCTATTCAAGATAATCTTGAACGGGCTAAAAAGTTAGAAATCTTAGAAGACTTTATTTGGGAGAATTATTTAAAATGAACTTTGGAAATTTGATTGACGAGTGTATTAAAGAAACGATTGATGAAGTCCTTTCTCGTAGAGAACTTCCTGATGTTAAATATATTGAAACTGATAATCTTGGAGAAGTTGTAGAAAAACTTTCTATTCTTCATACTCGTATGTGGATGTTAGAAGATGCAATTCAAGAAGCAAAAACTGACCAAGAGATTGCTGAATTAAAAAAGAAGATTGATATCTGCTTTAAAGTAAAGCGTCCTCGTTTGGTACAAGCAGTCAACTTACTTGTTGATAATGCAATTGCAACAGGAAGATCTTTAAGAGAGGATTCTGTAAAACTTTATAAAGGTGTAGAATGAAAATCTGTTTAATCAATCAACCAGCAGGTATTGGTGATGTATTTTTTCTTCAGTACATTGCTAGAAAGTATCTCTCAATGGGATACAAAGTTATTTGGCCTTTGCAGGAAAGACTTCTTTGGATTAAGGATTACATTACTGACATTGATTTCTGTTCTCAAAATGATGATTTTCCTGGAAAGGAATATTATGGTCAGATGGGAATTATCCAATCTCCACAGTTTGTTTACCTAGGAATGGATATGATTCATTTCTGGCAAAACGATTTTGGTATTTCTGAGTCAGAAACGTGTATGTGTATGCACGCAAAGTATCTTCAACTTTTTCTTGACTGGAATAAGTGGTCTGAAGGATTCAAGTTTACAAGAAACATAGAAAGAGAGAATCATCTTTACTATGATGTGTTAGGATTAAAAGATGATTCTGAATATGTGTATGTAAATCTCTATGCGAATACTGATAACAAGAAAAATAATGTTCTTCAGTTTCCTGAATTTGATCTTCCAATTGTAGAGAACGATATCAACTATTGTCTGTTTGATTATTGTAAGGTACTTGAGAACGCAAAAGAAATTCATACCGTCCATACATCTGTCCCATACCTGATTGATGTTCTTGATATCAAAGCAGAAAAATATTTGATGTATCAAGGAATTCATAATGACGATATAAAATATATTCCTTTTGTAAATACAAATCCAATTTACGTACCAAATAGTTGAAGTCATGTATACTGAAGAAAGACCTTGGGGTATGTTTGAAACTTTATGTGAAGGGTCATCCTATAAAGTAAAAAGAATCTATGTAAACTCTAATCAATCATTTTCTCTACAATATCATGATAATAGATGGGAAGATTGGATTATTGTTGAAGGTGGTGGTACTATTAATGTGGGGGAAGAATTGAACAATTGTGTAGTGGGTGATAGATTTCAGATACCACCTAAAACTATTCATAGAGCAACTGCTGGATCTGAAGGTTTGACTTTTATTGAAATTCAACGTGGTATTTGTGATGAAAACGACATCACTAGACTGGAAGATAACTACGGTAGAGTTGTTTAATTTATTTTTTTGTGATATTATTACTTTAAATTCTTAAGAAAGACTAATGAATCGTATCGAAAATTACTCTATCCTTGAAGGTAGAATTGTTGAATGGTTAAAGGATTACGCTATAACTAATAATGTTAAAGCATTTGTAATTGGAGTCTCTGGTGGAATTGACTCTGCAGTTTCTTCAACTCTTGCAGCAAAAACTGGTCTCCCAGTTTATGCTCTTGGTATGCCGATCCATCAGAAAGAAGAACAGGAAACTCTCTCAGACGTTCACCTTCAGTGGCTCGATGATAGCTTTAGTAATGTAACTACACTCAAGTATGACCTGACTGGTGTCTTTGATGCCTTCAAACAAACAATGAACGGTTATGGCGAGAACACTCATGCTCTTGCTAATAGTCGTTCAAGACTTCGTATGGTTACTCTTTATCAAGTAGCAACTTCAGTTGGTGGTATCGTTGTTGGTACGGGTAATAAAGTTGAAGATTATGGAGTAGGTTTCTATACTAAGTATGGTGATGGTGGAGTTGATATTGCTCCTATTGCAGATCTTTATAAGACTGAAGTATGGGAACTTGGAAAACATTTAGGTGTCAACTCTGGTATTATCGAAGCAAAACCAACTGATGGACTCTGGGATGATGGCCGAACTGATGAAGATCAGTTAGGTGCTTCTTATGAGCAACTGGAAGAAGCAATGGAAACTGGATCTGGTCCTGGTCTTGAGTCTCTTCTCAAGTTCTCCTCAATGAATAGCCATAAAATGCAACCAATTCCTACTTTCAAACTATGAGTGTCTGCCTCGTTCTAAGTAACAAAATTTCTGACGATAGTTGGAAAGATAAAATTCCACCAATCGATGGGTTTGGAACTGAGGGAATAGGATCCATGCTCCAATATCATCTGCTCTTAAATTTCTTTGCAGATTTTATTGGAGTTGAATTCACATATCCTGGTTCTGAAAATTTTGCACATCATTCATATACGGAATATTCAAAAGAAGAATATTTCAAAATGATAGATTCCTTCTTTAACTTTCCAAATCTAAATGGTGGTTGGGATCAAGTTATTACTATGTCAGAGATAAATGATAGTCTCATGTCATTTATTAATGAAAATAAAAATAATGATAAGAAAATACTAATTAACTTGTATAACTGCCATAGAGAATTGGCATCTCTATGTGGCCATTATATGACTGAGATCTTTACAAAAGAACGAATAGATAAGATTAGAAATAATTTGTATTTTTCTGGAGAAAGATATTTTGATGAGAACATAAATATCTCATTGCACATTAGAACTGCAAATCCAGATGATATCCCTGCAGAAATTGTTTCTACTTATAGAGAAAAATATATTTTCGAAAAAGACTTTCATAGATACAAAAATTTAGTTGACTTCCTAAAGAATAATACCAAGGATAAGAAAGCAACTCTGCATATACATTCTCAAGGATTTACTACAAATTTTGAAGAATTTTTTGAATTAAAAGAAGAAAATTTTGATATTAAATTGCACATTGATGATCATCCTATAAGTGACATCTATCATATGGTAAATGCAGATTTTCTTATAATGTCCAATAGTTCTTTCTCTTGGTTATCTTCTTTATTGAACAGCAATCAAAAGATTGCCAGAGATAATTTTATGAATGGGCCTTTTGTGCATAATTGTTTAAAGGCAAATTACGACTATAGTCAAATTTCATAAAGTGTATTATAATTAAAGGAGAATTTTGATGAGTATGAAGATTGGTGTAATTGGTGCCGGTAGACTTGGAATTTGCTTTGCTCTTCTTTGTGAAGCAGCAGGGTATGATGTTTTGGTCTCTGACATCAGAGAAGAATATGTTCAAAAATTGAATGAAAGAAAAATCGATACGAATGAACCTGAAGTAGAGAACCTTCTTCGCGTTGCAAAGAATTTTAGAGCAACAACAAACAATAAAGAAGTTATTGATGAGTGTGATTTGATTTACACTCTAGTTTCTACTCCATCTCTTCCTGATGGATCTTATGATGTTTCATCTGTATGGCAAGTTGTTGAAGACTTTAAGGACGTTTCTAAAACTAAGTATTTTGTTGTTGGGTGTACCACCAATCCTGGAGATTGTGATAACTTCAAAAAACAACTTCCAAGTAACGTAAAAGTTTTTTATAACCCAGAATTTATTGCTCAGGGGTCAATTATCAGTGATCTCCGTACTGCAGATATGGTTCTTCTTGGAACCGATCCATTTTCTAATGACGATTTGATTATTGCAAACATTAGAAAGTTGTATGAAAAAATTCAAACAACCCGTGCAATTGTTTGTTCCATGTCAACAACAGCTGCAGAAATCACTAAGATTGCAATCAATTGTTTCTTAACTACGAAAATCAGTTATGCAAACATGCTAGGTGATGTTTTGCATCATGCTGGATGTGGAGATGAAGTAAACACTGTTCTGTCTGCTGTTGGAACTGATAGTCGTGTTGGTAGAAAATACCTTGGATATGGCTTTGGATATGGTGGCCCTTGTCTTCCTAGAGACAACAGATCTTTTGCTGCATTTGCAAAGAAGGTTGGATTAGATTATAACCTAGGGACAGTCACGGATGAAATTAATAACCAACATGCAACTTTTGTCTGTGAATATTTTGAGAAAATGAATCAAAACAAAAATCCATTTTATTTTGATTCCATCAGTTATAAAATAGGAACCGATATTCTTACTGAAAGTCAGCAATATCGTCTATGTTTGGATCTTCTTAATAGAGGATATAAGGTCTACATTCGCAACGATCAAAAAGCAGTAAGTCAAGTTGAAGATGAACTGAGAGAAAAGTATGGTGATAGGGTCTGTATTGTTGATGATTCGTCATATATTACTGAACCTATTTTTGTTGTGACTCTATGAAAATTGCGAAGTATCCATATGTAAATGAATCTGAAATTTCTGTATCTGAGAATGCTATCTACTTAAATTCTAGTTGGGTTCATCCAGAAAAAGATTCAAAATGGGATGCTCCATTTGTTTGGGAATTGAATGTAATTCAAAGATTTGTTGATGAAATAAAAGAAGATTCTGTTATTCTTGATGTTGGTGCAAATACTGGAACTTTTTCTCTTGCTGCAAAACTGTATCCAAATACGAAATGGCATTCATTTGAACCAGATCCATTTAATTTTTCTTTACTGAAAGAAAATATAGAGATTAATGGTATTGAAAATATCACATTGTACGAGGAAGCTTTAAGTGATAATGTTGGTGAATGTGTTTTGAAAATATGTCTAACTCATAGAGGACTTAATACTATTGGTAAAAATGTGAAAAGATTTTCAGAAGATGAATCTATAGATTATCCTGTCAAATCTAATACCATCGACAATCTCTTTATTGATACCAGAATTGATCTGATCAAAATAGATACAGAAGGTGCAGAGTATGATATAATTAAGGGTGGTATTGAAACTATTCAAAAATATAAACCAAAAATTTTGTTAGAATATAATCCTGGAAATATGAGTCAATGTGGCCACACTCTAGAAAAATTAAATTCTCTCATACAAGAAATAGGTTACAATCCATTTTGGTTTGATAATGGAGAGAACCTTTTTATTTCCTCTACAACTTAAATTTATGCTTACTAAAAAACATTTAAAAATAAAATCTATTGAAGAAATTAGGGGAATTCTAGATTCAATCAAGACCGAAGAATATTCTTTGGTAAACTACGTTTGGACTGAGTATGGATTTTATCCTACTTTCTTTAATGAACTATTCGAAGGTTTCTTCAAAGATGTTAAAGGTCCAAAAATTGGATTTTGTTTTCCTGGTCAAGAAGTATTTTATGAACCTCATGTTGATACTCTTGTAACTCTGGATGGTTTTATTGATACAACAAAAGCTTATAAGGACAGTCAAGAGACGGAACTTCTTTTAAATAATTTTAAAACAATTCCGGATAAAGGTATTGCTTTTTGGTATACTCTTCGCAATTTTGATGAAGACTTATATGAAGAAGCTTTCTCTGGATATGTCTTCAAAAATATCTTATATCCAATTGGAAAGGACTTGCATTGGAAACTTGGATGGCCACCTGGACCTGGGCATAAGTATGCAGAAGGTGAAGATGGTACATGGTATTTTCCATCTTGCAAATACTATGAGGCTGGTGTTCAGGCATATGATCTGGACTTATGGAATCCTAACTTTAAAAAAACTGATGGTTTAGGAATCGAAAAATATAACACGTTCTTTGTTAAGAATAGTTGGAAAACCAGAAACTATGGGTCGATCAATATTAATGATTACTTAGTTGGAAAGGATGGTACATCTGGTGATTTGAGATTTGGAAGTGTTGAGTTTGATTTATATGCAAAAGTAATTGATTATCACATTAAGAATAAAATAAACTTAGTAATCATTAACGACTTAGTTAAATTTCCTGTTGTTGATAATGAATATATTTCTTATGTTGACATGACTGGGTTCTTAGATGTAAGATATCTTTTAACAATTATCGAAGAATCAAATAACTTTATTAATACAGGAACTAGTCCTGGTGACTTGGCTGCATATTATTGTGCCACAAACCAAGTTATTGTTGGGGATGATAGAATCCAAAATAGGACTCAGTTTTGCGATACTATCTTAGGAAAAAGAAATAAAAAAGTTTTTAGATTCCATACAGTTGATAAAAACTACGATGAGTTATTTGAATTCTTAGATCAACACTCTTAAAAAAATGAAAGTAGCATTAATCACTGGAATCACAGGGCAAGACGGATCATATCTTGCAGAACTTCTTCTTGAAAAGGGGTATGAAGTTCATGGTATTATTCGTCGATCGTCTTCAATTAATACCAGTAGAATTGATCACATCTTCGATAAAATAAAACTTCATTATGGTGATTTAACAGATTCTACAAATATGGTTAGAGTTATTCAGTTAGTTCAACCTGATGAAATTTATAATCTTGGGGCTCAAAGTCATGTGAAGGTTTCTTTTGAAATGCCTGAGTATACTGGACAAACTGATGCTCTAGGAACTCTTCGTATTCTGGAAGCAGTTAGACTTCTTGGACTTGAAGATAAAACTAGAATATATCAAGCATCTACCTCAGAGATGTTTGGTAAAGTTAGAGAAATTCCACAAAAAGAAACCACGCCTTTTCACCCAAGATCTCCTTATGGGTGCTCAAAAGTTTATGCATATTGGATTACTAAAAACTATAGAGAAGCATATGGAATGTATGCTTGCAGTGGAATTCTTTTCAATCATGAATCTCCACGTAGAGGAGAAACATTTGTAACAAGGAAAATTGTTAGAGGATTGAAATCTATTAGTGAGGGTAGGCAAAATCTTTTAGTTCTTGGAAACCTTGATGCTAAGCGTGATTGGGGACATGCTAAAGATTATGTTCGTGCAATGTGGATGATGTTGCAGCAAGATGTTCCGGATGATTATGTAATTTCTACACACAAACAATATTCTGTCCGTGAGTTTGTTCAAGCAGCTGCTCCATATTTTAATATGGATATTAGTTGGCAAGGATCTGGTGATGATGAAATTGGAATTGATTTGAATAGTGGAAAAACTGTTATTGCGGTGAATCCAAAATACTATAGACCCTCTGAGGTTGATACTCTTCTCGGTGATGCTACTAAAGCAA